CGGGAAGATGCGCAACGTAGTTACTTTGTTATATTTACGAGCCATTTGTTTCTCCTATTAAAATTTGGCTTCAGCTTCTTGGAAAAGTGCCATCAGGTGCTTGGCCCTATCTGGGTTGCGTTCCTTCACCTGCTTCATAACCACCTTATACTTATTGAAAGTCTCATGAACATGCGACTTCATTTTGCATTGGGATAGTTTGAACTTGATATCCTTATACAATTCGATGTCACCGGCATCTTCTTTGTCGGCGTTATCTAATTGTTGAGGCGTAGTGATTGGGGTGGACACAGGGGGCGCAGCCTCCACAGCCGGAGGGGACTGTGTGGGAGCGGGCGCGCCGCCCTGATTCTGTGAGTTTAACGCTTCCTGTTTACGAGGTACAGCGTCTATTTCGTTTGCCGAAGCGTATTCGCCGCCAGCAAGACCGATACTAGCCAGAGCTCTACCAACGGCAGATGTCTCGCAATTCTCCAGTGCAGAGGTTTTGTTGACGTTGCCCTGGCCTCTGATTTCCTCAGCCATACCGGAGCCCACAATGCTCCCGCTCTCCGTGCTGGTTATCAACGCTTGGACAACAACCCTTTGGCCGTCATCCACTAGCACCTTTGTCTCAACGCCTAAGTCTAGGCCGAATACAGACCGCATGGCCTCCATTCTGTGTACGACCTGCGTGTATTTTTTGCCACCGCGCTGGGTTATACCGTGGCTGTCGTGCAGTTTCTGCACCTCAACCATTGCTTGCTTTAGGTTACTCATTGTTTGTTCTCCATTTCTGAAATCATTTGACGCGTATTAAGGATGTCATTCCAAAGCTGGTTGCGTTCACCCACAGTATATTTACCCGTCTCTAAAGAAAGGCTTAGGTTAATGTGGTCAAAATGCTGTTCAGCCGCAAACAATACACGGTTCATTGAACCCTGTACCACTTCAAGATTATGCGCGCTCATTGCTTGTTCTCCATATTAAAGACACTATCAAAGACCTGACTAACGGTCCTTATCTCTTTGTTGTTTACGCCTTCCAGCAAGCGTATATGCTTGGTTAAAAACCCAACTTGGTTTTCAAGCCTCTCCATTTTTGCAGTCAACTCGTCTATTGCCTGCGCGTGATACTGTTCTGTCTCTGTCATTGCCCCCTCCTATTCGGCTTTATAGTCTCTTGCTTCATATCCAGAGCCGCCGCACTTGCGCCACTCTGCATTATTATCTCGGCCCTCTCTAAAGTGAAAGTCGTCAGACTGAAACCAGCACATCAACGTGTCGTCCCAAAGCCCGTAATCTTCTATATCAATACCGACTTCTTCATCCTCTGAGTAAGTTTTACCGAGCCATACATCGCCGTACTCAGCCTTGGCGTCGTCCTCAATTTTCTGAAACTCATCCTTCATGGACTCATACTCAGCTTCTGTGTAGTTGCCAATGAACTCAACACAGATGTCATCTGGGTCACCATCTACAGACGCATCTATTCCGGCCGGTGACATATCGCCCATAGCGAGAATGGCATAAGCCGATTTGCAGGCCACTTCCTTAGCTTCAAGCCGCTTTTTGATTAACGCCTCTGCGGCCTCGAATGATTCAAAGTCACCCAAAAACTTTTGGTCTGGGTAGTCCACCACGTTTGTAAAAAGGTGATAGCGGCTCAGCTCCGTTAGGTTAATCATATCCTCCAAGCCTCCTTTGCAATCTTAATGATGTCGGGGCCATGCCGTTGCGCTATCTGCGCAAAATCAGGCTGGACCAAACCGAACAGCGTGTTCCATGAACCATTCGCGGCCTTCAGCAAGTTCTGGATTATCACCCAGCGCATCACAATCTCCTCGTACTTGCGCTCTAGGTTTTCCGGCTTCATTGCTTCGCAGTTTGTTTCGTCAACGATGTTGAAACCCGCTGTTGTAACGTACAGCAAGGCAGGCTTGTCGCCCGTCGCCTTCCAGTACACCGCCTGTTGCATCAACTGTTGCTCAGTAGGCTCTGTGCGTGGCTTAGGTACGCGCCAGGTGCGGGTTCCATCCTTTTTAAGGGGGTTTCTGAGGGGAAATGAGCACTTCAAGTCTATCTGCTTGCCGCCGCCAGCGTAATCCTGGAACAGCATAACCGGCACATCAATGCGGTCATCCTTGTGCCACCGCTGATACTCGCCTTCTATTTCACCGTCGGCGTAGTATTCGCTCAAGCCGTCAACGGCATGTTTAGCCATCTCTGCAATGTGCTCTTTGATTTCGTCGTACTCTTCGGCGTCTTTACCGCCGTCCCAATGCCGCGGCACATAGCTCATAAACTCTGTGGTTCCATAGCGGATAGCTTCGGGTAGCCCGATGCCTTCCTTGCGTCCATAAATTGGGCTGTAGTCGTGCAGTCCCAGCGCGTGGTCTGCTATCTCTTGGACAATCTGTCCAGCTCTTGGCCTTGCGCCAAAAGGGAAGTTAAGCTTGTACTCTTTTCGCAGCAAAAGCTTTAGGATATGTTCGTCTAAAGGCTGAGTGCCACCAGACGCACTGTTGTGCGTGGCGCCGAATGCCTCACGGTATGCGGGTACTTCAAATTCCATAATTACCTCCGTTTTTTTAGTTCCCACAGCTTTCGTAGCATTCACTTGCCAGCGTGTCAACTTTTATATAAGGTAAATTTATGACTACTATAATTTTTACATTCGATGATGAGGTTGAGTGCCCAGAATGCGCCGGTGTTGGCGAGTGTGAGTACGATTTCGAAGTCATAGACCATCTAAGAGGTGGTGAAATAGTATCGCTAGTGCGGGAGTGCCGGATGTGTGATGGCAACGGCGTTATTTATGTTGAGGGGGAGCCGGAGGATGACGAACAGTAGGCAAAAAGGCGCATCTTTTGAAAGATTATGCGCCAACATGCTGTTTGATATTACAGGTATCAAGGCCAAACGTGACCTCGAGCAGTATAGAGCTAGTGACCACGGTGACTTGGTGGGTGTTCCAGGGTGGACGGTAGAGTGCAAGCGTTATGCTAACGGCAACACTTGGCGCCAAAGCTGGTGGCAACAGTGCCTCTCTGCCGCTAAAGCCGCTGGGAATCAGCCTGTTTTGATATATAAGTATGACCGCTGCCCTATCCGGTGTGTGGTAAAGCTATCGTCCATTTCTCCTTACTATGAAGACAAAAGTAACACGGCTGAAATTGACTTTGAAACTTGGTGTATGATAGTGGCGGAAGGATTAGACGATGTTTGAAGCGGTGATAGCTATGTGTGTTGTCTTTGAGATTGGTGGCAACCCAGCCAACCCTTGCTGGATGCGCGAGTCTGACCAGATATGGCGAACGTATGAAGCTTGCCGTTCTTGGGGAGACGACCAAGAATTGCGGCTAACAAGCAAGGCGGCAACAGATTACGATGCCGCCGCCGTCGTTCACGTTGCTTGCGGTGAGGTAGATGGTGGTAAAACTTAGGCCAAGCCCCTTAAAATCTGCGCCTATCGTCTCCTTTTTATATTAAATAGGCCACTTGTTGCTTTTAAGTAAGTTATCCAAGGCCTTAATGATTGATAGATTCCAAGGCACATGCAGCCCGCACACCACATGCGGGTAAGACTTAAGCTCCTTGTATTCTTCGCCGGTGTTTACGCCATGAATAGGCACAATGTGGTCAATATGCCACCGCACAAAACCTGCCTCTTTGTTCATAGCTGTGCGCTCTTTGTCTAAGCTTTTAAGGCGGCTAATAATATGCGGGCTTTGCATCACCCAGCCTGGCGTTGCAACAGTTACGCGGTTGTTTCTGCGCATTCCGTTTAGGGCGCTAGTTAAAGGTTGCCCCCTTTTTAGCTTTTTAGATTTTATATACCGCGCCTCATGTTGCGCTGGGTTGTACCTAAAGGTATGAACAACCCGATAGCCGGTTGGCTTCGGCACTTTCAAAAGAAGCATAACCGCTTGCGATATATACGTTCTGTCCCAGCTACTAGCCCACCGGTGCTTGGCTATTACCTTGTACCAACCGCCCCCATTTATGCCGCATTCAATTGCGGGGGATGTCTCGCCTATCTTTGGGGCAGGGTCTTGCGACATAAGCTTGCGCAACTCTTTACGGCTGGTGTACCTCGTTTGATAATCGTGCGCGCCAATCGTAAAGCTTCCTGGCCAATCTATTTGTCGGAGCTTCGCTTCTCTGGTTTCTGCTTTGAATTCGGCAATTTGCCGTGCGTGTTTATTGCCCGCGTTAGTCGGTGTAAAAAAGTACCCCATCTCGTCTCCCTTTTTGTCTTGACACAGTTATCCACAGCCTATTAAAATCGCGTAGCGCAAAACAGCTATGCATAGCTTCTTAGCGTTGCTTCATAGCAGTACAATGATAACAACTTTTCTCTATATAAAAAAAGTAAAGCAATGATGCTATGCACAGCGCTGTGCATAGCTGTTTTTTTTATAGAATTATTTCTCATCAAGCTCTACTGCTTGTAAGAGTAACTCCACTGTCCGGCTTACCGGTACATCCCCGCTTTCATAGTAGCGAACCGTGCGCTCTGATAGGCCTAGCCTTTGGGCCATACCTTGCTGGCTGTATCCCATGCTTTTGCGCATTTCTCTGAATTCGTCCGGTTTCATAGCTCGCCCTCGTCACTATCGGCCCAAGCAGCCGAGACGACATCCTCTTTGTAAAGCTCCCCGCTCTGCCTAACGCCGATGTCAAAGCGCTCTTTGGCCTGGTCTGTTGCGTCGTCCAGGCATTCAGCCTTAACGTGGAATTTTTGCTCGACTGTACCGCGGACGATGATTAGATAATCTTTTTCCATGATGGTTCCTCTCTGTTGTGATGGGGCGACATTGCGCCGCCCCTTTCTCCGTTAGGCTAGTCTTTTGGAAAGCAGTTATGCATTTGCCAAAATGCGTTCTGTAAGTCACGCGGCGTTTCGGGGTTGTGCAAATCGAACTCTTCGCTCCATTGCTCCCAAAAATCACGCAATGCTGCAAGCGTCTTGTCGAGCGCCTTTCTCTGCTCTGGTGTTAGGTGTTTCATAGCCTCTCTACGGCCATGCTCCCTTACTTCCCACGGTTCCATGTTCTCAACAAGCTTTGGTCTTCCTACTTTAGCCATTATCAAACCCTCCTATGGTTTTGGCGTTATCGGCGACACCATGTCACCGCCTAGGCTGTCACTATGGGCAAGCTAGGCGGATACACGGCCAACGCGGGCCACTGAGCGGGCTTTGACGCCTAGCTGGTAGAATGTACCAGCCAAGCGCCATTGCCCGTTGTGGAGCTCTTATAGGCCCCCGATGAAATAGGCGAACAATTGCCATAGCCATGCATCGGCGCCCATCAGCCCCCATACTACAGCCAGCATAAATGCCAGAAATAGCGCGTTTGCCATTATCTCGAACCTATCCATTCTAATTCCCCCTCATGTGGTGTTTGCAATACTTATCGAAAAACGCACGTTCTAGGCGTTTGTAGCGTGTAGGCCTACCGCCTCTGTATGTGTCCAGCCACCGCCGGCCGTTCTTGTCTATGGTGGCGTAACGATTCGCCAGCCATGCGTTAATTGTTAAGAACCTGTCAGCGTTGCGTTGCGCATCGTCACGGGTAATTGTGTAGTATGGTCTCATTGTTCTGCCCCCTAGTGTGTGATGAATACAACAGGCTTTGCTGATTGCCAGCAAGCCCCACAAGCTCCGCACGACTCCGCAAGAGTCGCCTCGCCTTTTTTAGCTAGCTTGCCCGTTTCCTTGCTTATTTGCGTCGGGCATACGAAAGCCTGTTTATTTGCTAACAAGGCCTCGCTCCGTCCATCGTCATTGGATATGGCTGCAAAGCTGTCTGTGAATGAGCCGCTGAACCTAACAGCAAAGCGGATGCCGCAAGCCAAGCGGAGCGATAGCAAAGCCTCACCAATAGCGCGTTCTTGGCTGTCAATAGCGTCTGGCTGGTTTGCCGTGTAGCCATAAACGTGAAGAGCTGGAAACATGCCGAGCCATTTAGCCCATTGGGCCACATATGCGACTGAATAAAAATCGCCTAGTACATGCAACCGGACAAGGAACCCTTGCGGATATTTTGCTTGATAGTGTGCAAGGTCCAGCTCTATTTGCTCAACAAGCGAATCATCTGCTTTGTAGCGTGTAGCGTTCATCATATTATTGCCGTAGCAATCCGCCCAATGCGCGCAAGAGCGCGGGCATGTGGCGCGTTCTTCTAATGTGAGAGTGAGAATAGGAAAGCCGGCAAGCTTACCCTTGGTGACGCGTTTGCCTAGCTTTGTGTTAGTGCTGGCCTTTAATGCGCGCTCGGTCTTGCCCATGCCGTCCGATACACTCTTGGCGCGTAGGCTATGGTAAACGGATTTGCCAGCCAATACTGCTAGCTCGGTTTTGGTTAACTGTTTCATTGTGCAATGCTCCCGTATTGCGTTGTTGATATCCCTGCATATAGGCAATGGTTGCCTAGTGTCAACACATAAAAAGCAAACAATGCAAAAAAAGTTTACACTGTGCGTGCGCGTGTATATATTAATAAGCAATTG